ATCTAATGATGCAATAGATAATGTTAATCTTTGTCCTATGTCTTGACTTCCACTTTCTATGGAATCAATTAAATTATTTTGCGTTTCTTCTACATTACGATCTCTATTAATTGCATTAACAACTGGATCTGTATTTCTTTGGTTTTGAATATTATTAATAATAGTTACTAATGCGTTATGTTCGTTTATTCTTAAGTCATAATTCTCATCACGTACTTGTAAACTTTCTTGTGATATTCTTAATTCTTCATTAAGTTGTGCATCACTCATATTCATAATATTAGGTACACGACTTAATACGCTAACAGTGCTTTGTATTTCTCTTTGTTGGGGTTGACTTAATAATGCAAATCTTTCTGGATCAATGGACATCATTGTTTCGCCAGGATTATTTTGCACATACAATAATTCATTTTGTAACTCTGCATAATATTGTGTAGTTAATACATTTAGATTTGCCTGGTTCTCTCTTGTTAATGTATTTTGCAAACCTTCTATTTGTAAAGCATTAAGATTACCTACACGTGCAGTTGTTAAAGAATCAATATAAGCTTGCCTTTCTTGCAATGGCATACCTTGTATGGTGTATTTTATATCTGCCAATGCTGTTTGATTATCTACAGCGCTTAACATATTTTGTATAGCTGAAGGTGATAGGTTATTGTTATTTTGTATGGCTAACTTCCACCCATTAACAGCTTCTTGCACATCAGCAGTTAAACCATTTTGTGCAATTTTTATTTCAAACTCTCTAATAAATGCGTTGTTATATGTTGCAAATTCAGCAGCTCTCTGTTGCGTTTCTATATTTGTATAAGTATTTAAATACCTAGAGTTTTTATCTGCTGCTAAACTGTCAAGTCTTTGTCTTAAGTTTGTTGCAACTTCTGGATTAAATGCAGATAAACTAGCTGAGAATCCATCAACAACATCTTGTAATTGGTTGGTTACTAAAGTATGTTCAATTCTTTCTTGCTCTGCTGTATTGATTATCCTTTCCATTTCAACAAGCGCAGCACCATAAACATTGTTAGCACCTATTTCATTTGCCATAGCATAAGCAGCTTTCTCTCTTGTTCCGCTTGGTCCACCTTTCTCAGATACCTGTGTTAAATATTCATTAACACCTGTTGGATCTAATTCAAGAATAGATCTTTGTCCTTCTTGTATTCTTTGTTCTGTTAATCTTGTATTAACAAATGTTTCCATTTGCTGTAGGCTACGTACAATCATATTGCTACGTGCAATACTTTCTGTTAAATCGGCTCTACGCACAGGTCTAGGTTGAGCCATGTCAACGGTTGGCCTTCTATATCTTGGTAATTGAGCCATCTATATCTCCTATCTATTCTCGTATAATTTTAAGACCGTTTGTCCTAAATTAACTATTGCTTGTGTATCTGCTGTTTGTCTTGCAATTCTGCCTGCTTCAGCATAAACAGCAGATTGTGCGCCTAGACCAGCATATTCTAAGTCTGCATTTTTTTTGCTTTGATAACTTGCACTTACTGCTTCAGCCATAGCGTATTCGCCTAACAATGCAGGATTACCAGTAGAAACTTCTATGCCATTAGCCGCAGCATTAGCATTAATAGTTGCCATAGTTTGTGCTACATCTTTTAATATGTCAGCACCTTGTTGTCTATATGCTATAGCAGCACTACGACCTTGTAACTTTGCATCGGCTGCTGCTTGATCGTATTGTTCTTGTTGTAATTTACCAGCTTCTCTTGTTTGCTGTGTTTGATATAAAGATAAAGCAGTCATTGCTGTTGTAGCTTTATTTGCTAATATCCATTTACCTGCTGATGCTAATAATTGCCACATATTAATTACCTATACTCATTCGATATTCTAATCCTAATAATGTCATCTTTAATGGTACGGTCTGAGTTATGGTTATCTGACCTGTATCACTAAAGCCTAAAATTCCATGTACAGTTTTTACGCCTGTATATTCTTGGATGGGTGTATCTAATACAGCTTCACCAAAGTTTCTAAATGATATTTCTGTACCATTTATATTAATGCTTTGTGTTTCATAAACTAAAGCATCTATTTGTATTATACGCTTTTTAACACCCTGGACACTGCCTGTTGATAATCTTGGTTCAGTTGGCATCGTAACAATAGATACAGTAAAGTCTAATCCAACTTCGTAATCTGATGTTGCTGCGGTATCAAAGGTAACGGTATAAGGTGACGCTGGTACAGTCTGGCTGTTCTCAATCGCACCATCTCTAATGATGGCTATTTCTTTAGCTTCTAAATGCGTAACATTAACACTAGCTGCTGCACCCCCGGTTAATGCACTATCTAATGTTAAAGTATTATCAAACTTCTCTAAATAATATTTATCAACACTATTAACGGTTCTTTTAACAATGACGTAGACATCATCTATTTCTACTGCGACAGCTTTAAATAAACCATCGGTAGTAAACTTACTAGGTGCAATAACATTCTGTACAGCCAGTATAGAATAGACCGTCATAGATCCATCATCAGCATTAACAATAAATAATCTATCAGTTTCGTCTGTGCTAGTAGCTCGTCTAATAGCCAGATCAGTTGGTGTCTTAATAAGATGTGAACTTAATACAGATAACGTAGTTGACTGATAACTGTTAGTTGAATCTGTATATTGGAAACTGATTAATGATTTACCTTGTCTTTGTACAAATACCGTAGCACCGTTTAGATCTTCAATCGGTACACCAGGCTTACTGCCATATCTTGATTGTGCTTTAACCTGGAAGTTAGATGGAGTAATAGGTTCTCCAAACGATTGAGCCACTACAAACTCAGATGCAGTAGTAAAGATTCTTAAATCACCTGATGAGGTAATATTAGTAATAACGTTTAGCTGATTGGTGTTAATCGTAGCTTCTACACTTTCATCATCTAATGCAGCGCCAGGATCAAAGTTAAAGTAATCAGCAATCCTAGAACCCCATATAGTGTTAGGTCTTTTATTAGTACCACCAAAATATAATCGTTGTTGATGGAAAGTTACAGCTTTGGGCCATCCTCTAGTATTAGACCAAGTATCTTCATAACCATTTTCAAATTCCCAATTACCAGAAGTAATGGATGATGTATCAAAAAAAGGTATGACAACATAAGCCTTAACTTCAGTATGACTTACAAACTCAACAATTCTTGCTCTACCAAATCCATTTTTAACATTAATATAATTGTTAGGCGAATTAGTTTCAAAAGGATTAATAGCATAACTTGAGGTTGCATCGGGTGCTGTATCCCAAGCTGGATAAACTAAAGCAACTTTAGTTGCAGCAACATAATCGTGTATATGTCTTTTTTGTCCTGCGCCTGTGCCTGATGTAATATGTATCCACATACCATTAGGTTGGTCATCAGATGTAAAACTTGATGCTGCTTTTAATGTAATCGTATCTGCGCTACCTGCCTGGGCATTTCCCGTATCTGTCGTTGCGCCTGATGCTGTAATAGTAATATTACCCGTTGTTGCACTCGGAGTAACAATAAAAGTAGGATCGTGATAATCTTCGGTAAATGGATATTGTGGAATAAAAGATAAATTTAATTGTTCAAATGTCCATTCAGTATCAGCATCACGTACTAGTCTGTATGGATGTAAATCACCATGAGCTAGAATAATAGTATCAATCGCTTGAGTATAATTGAGTTCATCAATCATATCTGCTGTTATTGCGGTTGCTGTTATATAATCATTGCCTGATGAATTAATGTTGGTTTGTAATACGCCAGCTTTAAATACATAAATACGACCAGCTACAACGACTAAGGTATAACTATCATTAACACTAAACTCAAAGGGTATGAGCTTGAACTTGGTAAAACTACTACCGAAGTCATGTATAAACTTAAGACCATCTCTGCGCTTTACACCGCCTTGTGGTTGTACATATACATTAGTTGCTGTCTCTAAAGCGTTTTGATATTGGTCAAGATCAGTTCTTGCTTTGAGTAATGGATCAAGTTCGCCAACACTAAAGTTCGTCTGAAACTGAACGATCTTAGCCATCTTAACCTCTTACATCTATAAGCGAATAATCCTCAATAACTTCTGGTGGTTTGCCACGACTATCCGTATTCATTGCTTGTCTAAATAATCCACCTCTAAGATTTTCTCCGGGTGTACCAAAAGCTACATTGTTATAGTAATCTGCTTTAGATATTTGATCGGTAATCACTACTGATAATTCAGCAGCTAAAGCGTGTTTAAGTACATGCACAAAGTAGGGTGGCATCTTACTTTCTGAAACTGTGTATTGATAATCTATATAGATTGTGGGTAAGTTTGTGAATAACTTATCTTCGTATATTTCCCATCCATGGTGCATTGGTCTTTCTGTATTACCGTTGCTTGCAAAGACTGCAATAACACCAGATAACATATCACCTGGTAATTGATAGGAATAAGTCCATTCATTGATAGGAGCAGTAACTAACTGTCCTAGTTCTACTTTTTTCATACTCCATGACCAAGGATATCGGCCAATCAAAGTATCTCTGACATCATAATATAAGCGACTACAAGCCTGTGCTGCATCTGTTCCTTCAGTAAACGAGGAAAGGGGCGATGCCCCCATGAGTATTAATGCGTCTGAACAAATGCTTAAGTCTGTATCGCCTGCTGCCATAAATAAATCCTAAGTAGGTAGGGGGCGGTTAAGCCCCCATACCCGGTTGGTTTAGTCAGAATCCGTAGAGGTAACTGTCAAACCATCAGTAACGTCAACAACGCCACCTGAGTTTGAAGCTACATAACAAATGCTAACTGCTTGAGTTCCACCAGTGGAAGATCTTACGAAGATAATATCTCCAACGCTAAGAACGTCAGATAGGGTATTAAAATACCCAGCAGTATTTATATCTCCGATTGCATCTGCTGATGAATATGCGTATAAAGCCACGCTGTTACCTGCTTTAGAAGCAGAAACAGTTGACCATCCAGTTGATGAATATGCCATGATCTACCTCCTTATTCAGTACAGCTAATTTGTACAATGCCTTCATCGTCAATAGCGATTGCGCCAGCAGAGAACATTGAGCTTACTAAGAAAGATGTTTTCTCAGGAACATAGTTCACTTCGGTTTTTTGCGCCATTGATTCTGCATAACCTAAAGAATCTTTATGCCATGCGTAGCAAGTACGAGTTGATGGTTTTGGAAGTCCACCTTCATCACGATCACCCATGGTTAGGATGTTGAAGCCCATGAACGTATTGATTTCGCCACGAACAAGAGCTTTCACAGCAGCATAGTCTGCGCTGGTGATTTCGGTTTCGCCTAATAGAGCATCTAGTTGGCTAGCGTGCATGAGAATGTATCTGTCCTCAGAAGGAACATTGTTCTCATTAAGTGCTTTAGCAGCAGCACGTAGTTTTTCGATGTTCATGTTTGTGCCTGCGCCACCTATAGAAGTAGCTACAGTTGAAGGGCTAGCAGCAGCATCAAGTGCATCTATGCAGATTTGATCCATTCTTCTAGCGATTGATTTTGATACTACCTCAACCAGTTCTCTCCTCTCATCAAAGTTGATGTGAGACTGATGGAAAATATCGCTGTATTCCGCAGCAATATAATCTGTCAATGAGAGAGAGACTTGTGAGTAAGTAACATTTAGAGGTGTTACATCAGTTTGTGGAACACGAACGCTAGCAACACCTTTGCCAATTTTAGGGAATTTGACGGTGTTACCTTGTACATTTGAGCGAGCTCGCATTGTGCCACGTAATAATGCTTCACCTTGGTACGCTTGTTTAACTTCTGATTCAAACAGAGTTACAAACGCTGTGCTTACATTTTGAGCCATTGGTACTCTCCAATAAAATTAAAAATAAAAATTAACTTATCGCACACCGTTAGCCATAGAGGGCGGTTACTTGTAGGTTATAGACCTACCGACTAATGGGTTCACCACGTAGTTGGGCCGAATGGTTATCCAACACTCTATTTGTAAACTAAAACAATAATTTATGCAAGCTTTTTAACTATTTGCTT